CAATACACTCAACAACAGTTCAGGAGATTGAGGAATATATGCGATCACTAAATCTACCTGAGAAAGTGCCCCAAAAAGGTGCTAATGGTAAACAAGTATCAGGGAGTCACTATAGTGACAAAGAAATCCAGCCTTGGGACTACATTCATGCAAATAACCTTTGCTATTTTACTGGAAACTGCGTAAAATACGTGTCCCGCTGGAGAGACAAGGGCGGTATAGACGACCTCAAGAAAGCCATCCACTATCTTGAAAAGCTAATTGAACTAGAACAAGGAAAATAATGACACCCTACGCCACTTACATAGCCAAATCACGCTATTCACGATTCCTAGACGATAAAGGACGACGAGAGCACTGGCCCGAAACCGTTACTCGGTACTTTAACTTCATGGAAAAGCACCTCAAGGATAAGCACCAATATACGCTCAGTCCTGCCCTTCGTCATGAGCTTGAAGAGGCTGTGACTAACCTAGAAGTTATGCCTTCTATGAGATCAATTATGACTGCTGGTGAGGCCTTGGAGCGCCAGAACATTGCTGGTTATAACTGCTCGTACCTGCCCATTGATGACCCCAAAGCCTTCGATGAGGCTATGTACATCCTCTTGTGTGGCACAGGTGTGGGCTTTAGTGTGGAGCAGAAATATGTTAACAAACTACCAGAGATTCCTGAAAAGCTGTACGACAGCAATACTACTATTGTTGTTAAAGACTCCAAGGAAGGATGGGCAAAGGCTCTCCGTCAAATCATTGCTCTCCTCTACGCCGGTGAGATCCCGAAGTGGGATGTTTCCTCAGTTCGTCCTGCCGGTACACGCCTTAAAACCTTCGGTGGACGGGCAAGTGGACCCGAGCCTCTGGTGGAGCTGTTTAAATATGTTATCGCCAAGTTCAAAGGAGCTGTGGGGCGTAAGTTACACACCATCGAGTGTCATGATATTCTCTGTAAGATCGGGGAAGTTGTCGTCGTGGGCGGAGTGCGCCGTAGTGCTATGATCTCCCTGTCTGACCTCGGTGATGACCGCATGGCTCACGCTAAGGCAGGCAACTGGTGGGATGGTAACGGTCAACGAGCCTTGGCTAACAACAGCGCTGTGTACGAGGTAAAGCCTGATGTTGGTCAGTTCATGCGTGAATGGTCTAACATCTATGAATCTCACTCCGGTGAGCGAGGAATCTTCAACCGTTATGCTTCAGAACTTCAAGCAGAAAAGAATGGCCGTCGTAGCCTGGGTAAAGAATGGGGTACGAACCCTTGCAGCGAGATTATTCTTAGACCTTATCAATTTTGCAATCTTTCTTCCGTTATTGTTCGTAACGGCGATGATATGGATCGACTTCGTAATAAGGTTCGATTGGCAACGATTCTGGGAACTTTTCAATCGACGATGACCCACTTCCCGTACCTGCGTAAGATCTGGCAGACCAACACCGAGGAAGAGCGTCTTCTGGGCGTATCTATGACCGGTATTCTTGATAATCCGTTGCTGAACAGCGCCTATGACCTGGACCTTCCTAAGCGCCTTGAGGAGTTGAAGAATGTTGCTATTGATACAAATGCTCGGATGGCTAACGATCTTGGCATCCCTGTGTCTGCCGCTATTACTTGCGTTAAACCGGAAGGCACTGTGTCTCAGCTTACGGGAACTGCTAGCGGTATCCATCCCCAGCATAGTCAGTATTACATTCGCCGTGTGCGTTCTGACAACAAAGACCCTCTGACCAACTTCCTGAAGTCTCAAGGGTTCCCGTCTGAGCCGTGTGTGATGAAGCCTGATTCAACCACTGTGTTTAGCTTTCCTCAAAAGGTGGGTGAAGGGGCGGTGCTACGGGAGGATTTGAGTGCTGTAGAGCACCTGGACCTCTGGCTGGTATTCCAGCGCCACTGGTGCGAACATAAGCCTTCTGTGACCATCTCTGTTAACGAGAATGAGTGGCCTAAAGTCGGTGCTTGGACCTGGGATCACTTCGATGAGGTCACTGGCGTGTCTTACCTGCCCTACGATGGTGGTACGTATCGTCAGGCTCCCTACGAGGAGATCACTGCTGGTGAGTACCTCCAGATGGCTCTATCAATGCCAGAAGACATTGACTGGGACGCATTCATCGAGGGAACTGACAATGTGGAAGGCGCTCAGATGCTATCCTGCACCGCTGGCGCTTGTGAGATTGCATTCTGATGAATTGCAGTATCGACTTCATCCACGGACTCGTATTCGGTATCGCTCATGCGGATACCTTGTACGTTGAGGTTGACGAAGAAGAAATATATGAAAAGACAGGTATAGTGATATTACTTGGATTCGTTCAAATAACCTTCTTCTGGTAACTAAAAAGGCCCCTCACGGGGCCTCTTTTATGCACCTAAGAAAAGTGCTCTTTCATCGTTTCTTCGCTTCACCAGTCCAGGTAGTACCTTACCGCCTGCCTTGGTCCAGTCTAGGAAGCCTTCAGCAGCTCCTTCAATGTCCCCACGATTGTATTTCATCCGTATGGTGGACTTCTGGAGGTTCCCTAGCCCTACGTTGAAGCTAAAGCTAGTGAGAGCGTCGAGGTGGCCTTGATTAGCAGCAGTGTTAGGACAGAGACGTAGAACACCTCTGACAAAAGACTCAAGATCTTTCTGAAGAATCGCATTAACTTCCTCCATCGTAAGCTTCCTATCCCAACCGTCAGGAATAGCAAGTTGTTTACGTTGTTCTAAAGGTACTTTGATATGATTAGGGTCAATAACATGACCAACACCAACAGTCCACAACAGAGCAGGGCAACGATATGGAAGCTGTCGAACCCCTTCATGGTGTTTAATCATCTCAATGGCTTTGTCGCTTATCATTTTCCAAAGGCCCGACCACCAAAGTGGAAAGCAATAATGGAAGCAAACAGCGCCTGGGTCTCATTATCCCACAACTGGTCTGCCAATGTGGTGAAATCTACGTCCTGCTTGAATCCGTGCCAGAACAGAAGACCATCGATCATCACAAGCAAGCCAAAGAAGCCATAGGTAATCAGTGGGCGCACCAGAGCACGAAGGTTCTTAACCCACTGAGACGTACCTTCATTCAGGCTCATATCGTGGGCATACAGAGCCTGCATCTCAGCCTGCTGAGCACCGATAATGGCCTGAGTAGTCTCAGCACTGCTGGAGGTCTTAATCTCGTCTAGGCGAATCTCTTCCACCTTAGCCTGGGCAGCGTAGCCCTTTTCAAGCATGGCAAGCTCACGTTCAGTCTGCATAGCAGCCAAGGCAAGCTCGTGTTTCTTGTCAGACCTGTCCTGGAAGAAGTCCAAGAGCTTAGGCAGGCCACCCATGAGGAAACTGATAAGGGTAGACAATAAAGTTAACATAATTAGTCCTTTCTACAGAAACTTGGGAGCATTGAGGTAGCTTGGAAGACCTTCCAGCACTCGGCATAATCAGGATCATTGACCCACAGATATTCAAACTGTTTACGATCAAACTTATCTAGTAGTCTACGCTCCTGTGCATCTAGATAAAGACCATACATTAGGGTTGAGAAAACAAAGAACCAAAGAAAAACAGCTATGGATATAGCTGCTTTAATCTTAATCTTCTCTATTTTCTTGGATCGTCTAGCCTCTCTTATTCTTTTCTCTTTTAGCTCTTGAGCCATCCTGTCTTCAAGTTCAAGTGTAAGCCTGTGCCTCTCAGCAGTGAACTCTTTCCAGACCCCAGGCATATCCAGCTCATAGATAAGCATCTCCCTGAGTTCAGTCTCCATCTTCTGTAACTCATGCCTACGCATGATGTTCTCAAAAGCCTGCGCTTGGATGCTCTTGGCAGGGTCTGGAGGAGCTAGTTTGGACTCAATCTCTATCTTCTGGAGCTTCTCAGTGCCCTCCATGAACTTACCGACATGACCAGATACTTCTGAGGCTATGTCAGCAACTTCTTTACCGGCTTGTTTGGCTTCTTTATAGAGAGCCGTAAGTGCCCTTACACCTTTGATAGCTCCTTGAGCCAGCGCAAAAGCACTTATAGGGTCGATCATTGCTGACCTTGAATCGCTCCAAATAGACCAGGAACAGCAAAACCCTCTTTAGGTGCTTGCAATTCACCAGAAGCGATTTGACCAATCAAATTCTTAACTTCTTTCTGACGCAAAGAAGCCAAGGCTTTATCGGATAAATAACCAGCGCCAGCCGCTCCAAGATAGCCTAAACTAGCTGCACTTACCGGACCTTGGCCAAGCATAGCCCCTGTAAGAGCGCTACCAGTCATTGTGGATTGAGCATATCCACGTTCTGGGTTAAATTTAGACATAATTGACAACAAGGCTTCCATATCAGTAGCTTTAGCTGCCGCTTTAATGACATTCTGCTCTCTGGTAGAGAACATATTCATTTTATCTTTATTGGCTGTAAGATTAACAAGACCTCTCTTAAGAATATCTCCAATAGGTCCAGTTGCTCCTTCAATACGAGCTGTTGCAGAATCAAGAACATCTTGAATAATCTGAGCACGAGATTGATTTCTCCAATCAGTACGTGCTTTGCTGAGAATACTAAGTACATCCTGAGCATTTTTGCCTGATTGAGAAGACACATCTTTAGGTGTCAAAGAAGCCAAATATGTATCAATCTCATTAGTTACAACCTTAGCCAAACGAGCTGTATCATCTTTACCTTGAGCAAGCGAACTAAAAGCACCTCGCACCTTTTCAAGACGAGTAAAATCAATTGTAGACGCAGAAGTAATCTTGTTTAATAGATTCAAGTTATCTTCAATTGCTCCGTGAGCTTTAACAACCTGCGGATCATAGTTTTCTGATTTAAGCGTAGATATAAGCTTAGGAATCAGTTTATTTTTAACGCTATTGCTATCAATGGCAATCTTAGCATCATCCATCTCTTGATAACCTTGAGATGCACGACGACGAATACTATCAATTGTTGCAGGTTCAGTACGAGGACTGGTAAGTGCATATAAACCTTTACCGACAGCACTTCCAGTGATTGTTCCTGTTGCAAGTCCTGCAGCCAATCCAGCCCAAGGACCAGCAACTTCAGCAGTCTGTTTAGCTGTTTCTTCACCAGCAACAGCGCCTGTGGCAACTGCAGCGGCCTCAGACAAGCCACGACGAAGCGTATCTTTAGCTGTTGTTTGCTCAGCCATTGGAGCTTTCATGCCAGGAGTCATCATACCTGCCACAGCTTCAGTGGCAGTTTGAACTTTTTGTTCTAATCCTGGCTTTGGCGTAGGAAAAGTTTTCTCAAGTGCTTGCTGCTGCAGTTGAGACAAATAAGGAACACGTTGTTCAGAGCCAATCGCTTGTAAACCAAGATTAGCAGCCCCAGATAAAAAGTCTGCAACAGCATTAGGGACTGAAGAAAGACCAGAAATACCTGCCCTAGCAGTCAAGCCAAGTTGACGACCTACTTCACCCATCGTAGAAGTTTCTGCAGGAGCTGTCGCTTCAGGCGGTGTCGGATTAGCGTTTATATGAAGTTTGATTTTAGCCAAAGCTTCATCGTTTGATAATCCGTCAGGAAGATCATACTGCTGACCTTGATATTCATAAATCGGCATCTTTTTTCCTTAGTCCAATTTAATAGGATTAGCTTTAGTTCCAGACTGAGCAGGAGCCTGCATAGCAAAATCAAAACCATTCAAATTATTATTCTTATTAGCATATGCTGACATATCCTTATAATATGCAATACGTTTGCTATGAATTTCTTTGAGTTTAGCAATAAGCTCAGTACGTGCTTGCTGGCTGTTTTTAAGTTGCGGAATACGTGCTTCAATATAATCACGATCTGCGTTAGAGATACCGCCACCCAACTTGCCTTCAAGATCTTGCATAACCAGATCTTTAGCTGATTTATCATAAACCTCAGAGTTAGCCAGCGTAGCAGCAGCTTTTGGTGTCAGAAGACCAATAGAAGACAAGAACTGACCAGCGCCAATAGCCGTTCCAGCCAATGGACCAGTAATCATGTCTCCTTTGTTCTTGCTTTCCATCGTGCCTAAACGATCAAGAGCGGCAGCAGAACCTTTAGCTTGGCTTTCTGCCTCAGACAGCGCCTTAGCCTGATATTCACCACGCTGTTTAGCAAAAGAACTTTCTTGCTGTTGAATGACGGACATTCTATTAGCACCGGCAATTTTCTTGGCAATATCTCTTTTCTGCAGTTCAGCATTAATGTTGGCTGTTTGTTCAGGAGTATAATCACCATATTTGGCTTTATCACCATAACCAAGTTCATTAGCAATGGCAATAAACTCAGATGATGGCTTAACCATCTTATCAAGAGAAACCAATTCCCCTTTACCACTCAAATAATCAGTAATACTTTCAGACGTATATTTACCAGTCTTTGCCAATTCAATAGCTTTACCAGCCGCAGAAACATCAAACTTAGATTTTCCTGCCGCTGCTAAACTTGCTTGTCCTGCAGCAGTTTGTTGGAACTGTTTAGATTGAGATTCCATCAATGATTGAATTTGACCGCCTAATTGATTAGCCTCCGCTACAAAACCAGCCTGTTGAAGACGTTGGGCGTATTGCTTCAAACCTTCAATAGAAGTAACATCAACTCCCTGAGCCAACTGACGAAGCATTGTGGCACGTTTAATTGATGGGTCTTGAATGTCCACGCCTGCGGCCTGTGCCAGCCCTTGACCAAGACCTGCACCGGCTTTGTATCCCATAAAAGCCAGTTGCTGAGAAGGAGCCAACTGTGCAAACTGAGCTGCACGAGCTTCAGTCAGTTGTCGTTGTTGCTCTTCAGGCGTTAATACACCGCCAAAGAGTCCAGAAAGATCTGCT